TTGTTTCATATACACTTAAGTAAGGAGCCATACTAGCTGGGTCTGCCGGGTTATTAGCGGTTCCTAAGTTTTCCTTTGCTAGAACGCCTATTCCATTTGTTGTTGATATTCTAGCTATAGATGGTTGTGTCTCTAATTGATAAAAATTATATACAGCAGAACCTTTTGTGTTATCTACAGTTTTTGGTAAAAATCCTAAATCTGTTGAAGTAGAAATAGCAATAGCTGTATCTGCTTTCTGCGATGGAAAATATTGTCTATTATTAGGATTAGGGGCTGTAGAAGGTGGAACTGGTGTTAAAATTGTATTTTCAACTCTACCAAACAATTGCACACTACTTCTATATAATTTTTGATCAGGGCCAACTTCAACTAAGTCTCTTGGGATCTTGTTTATATTATCATTTATTAATACCGTATGTGCTACTTTATTATCCTCATTTATTGGAAAATTAGAGGTATTAATACCATTAGCATTGCTAGCTCCACCACCACTATAAACTATTTCTGACCCATAAGTTTGACCTGCCGGATACCCATTTAACATGCCGGGAAGGTAGACATTGTAGTATTCTTGCTCTTGTTGGCGCACAACTAATTTATATGAGTACCATCCTAATGCATTTATACTATAAGCATATTTAATATCTTTTGGGTCGCTTTGTATATCTCTTAAATAAGAACTATTTACTCTTCCACTTGTAGTAACGGTATATGGATTACTACCGGTTCTTTGTGTTATTTTTACGTAATCTGTATATTCGCCTCTTAAATATTCACCAACTATAGGAGCCGCTCCTGAAGACCCACTAATAGTAAAAGTATATGTAGAATTTGTTATTGTAGCAGTTCCAGTTAATGTAAATCCTGAAGAAGAGGTAGGTTCCGCATATAATCCTGGTTCACCAGTTGGCGCTTTTGTAGAAGAAATAGGACTGTTAACTAATACTGTTAAAGCATTTCCAAACCAATTTTTTACAAATCCTAATGCTAAATCAGAACTAGAATAATAAGGTGAAAAAATTGTTGATCCGCCATAAGAAATACCGTCTACAGTACTTTTTATTGTATCTAATGAAGATAATATAACAGATGATTGTCTTCCAAATTTATCTGCTAAAATAAAACCTACTTGATAAGTTCTATTTTGTTTTAATGTATGATTAGGATATTCTACAAAACTAGTAGAAGTATCTTGCTTTTGAGTTACAGAAACTTGATAATCTAATGATTTTGGAGCAGTATGATTCTTTAAAAAGTTGCCGTATATTATTCTATTACCTGCAGATTCCTGTGCTTTTGCTTTAACAGGCACCATATCATAAACCCTAGTTGTTTGATCTTCAGGTAATGTTTTATATGGCTTCCTAGATTGATAATCGTATTCATATATATTATTTACAGTATTAATAGAAAATGCCCCGTAAGGGATAGTTTCTACCACATGTATTGCAGCCGAATCCGACTCTTTATATAATATATCTAATGCTTGTATTTTGTATGATTGATTAACTTTTGAAAGAATGTCAGGAAACGGAATTAAAAGTTTAATATTATTTATATTGTTTTCAAACCATTTTAATACGGTACTTGTATATGCTTCATTTTCATTGCCTTCTAAAAAGTACCCTTTTTGATTTGGTATATATGCTATCTGTGTAAACGGGGCCATTAAAGTGTACTCCCCATCATCTAATTTAAATCTGTAACTAAATCTGACATACTTTGATTTTAAAAATGCTGGATCACCAGGCCAAAGGGGATCGGCCGATTTGTCACTCATTGTTGAAATCAGTAATGTAAGTTTTTCACCCAGCGCTAAAGATACATTTTTAGAAACCGTAATTGAGCCAACACCAATGCTTTCTACTAAAACGTAATCTGCACCACTTATATTAGTATCACTAACAACCGTCATTCCTACTACAATACCAGTTGTACTTGCTACAGGAATAGTTGCGCTGCCTGAAACAATCGCCGTAGTTGTTGTAACCGCTTTTCTAACTAAAGATATAGGATCTATAGGCGCATACTTTGCAACAGATATTTGTTCTTCCGTAGTATAATATGTAGGTACAGTCAACCCATTTGGATTAGCTAAACTAACATTTATTTTTCTTGGTTGATTATTATAGTCAGTCCAAAACAATAAGTTTTCTACTAAAGTTACCGCTGTAATTGGTTTAGACTTTAAAAAATTTAAGAAATCTCCTTCTACAAGTACGGTTTTACTATTAGTTGTAAAATTATAGACTGTTATTTGATGTGTAATTGGATCAGTTTGGTTATCACCTTCATTAGTTATAAATTGATAGATACAGTTATTAATGTCATCCATAAGATAACCAATACATTCTGCTCCAACAATTCTATTCTTTTCGTCTACTTTAATATTACCTAAAATATTTTGTAATGTACCAACATCACTGCTTTCTGATTTACCTACTGATATATTAAGAGCCTCTCTATATTCTCCATTTGGTATAAGTCTATCATCCAAATCTTGATTCATTTTGGCCTTTAAAAAACTATTTTTTATTTCTGCCATATTCTTAGTGTTTAATCCATTTTGATTGCCCTCTTAATACTTGAGTAATCTCTTCTAGTTTTATATTTGATAATCTTATTTTTGCATTTCTTAATTTAGCCGATTTCTCTTGTTTAAGGCGATTAATTATATATTCTGGCTGATTAGCTCTTAAAGATAAAATAGCGTGTAAAATGTGCGCGTACATCGCTTCTTCAGCTAGTTTAGGAACTCTTGTATCTAAATCATATGCAAGTCCATCTGATATGTACTCCAATACAATTAATTTGTCTACAAGCCCATTACTAAAAGATATTTTGCCTTCTCTATCATTTATAGTAAACCAACCATTTGCATTTGAATATTGTGGATCTAATCCGTATCTTTGTCCAAAATACCCGTACCATAACCAATTGTCATAACCATATCCGTTATCTGCCCATGCGCCTCCATTATTAAGGTTATTAGTTAATTGGTAAACATCATTACTTTTCCATCTTTTTTCAGTTAAAGAATCTCCTTCTATGTTAGATCCAAAGTTATCCTGTACAGGAACTCCTCGGTTATCTTGAATTGGATTTGTATATGGATCGATGGTTAAATTGTTTGTTGGGTAAAGCGGACGTTTAACGCCTTGGTGATCTATCCATGAAACCTTAACATAATTAACATAATCTTGAGGCAACACCACACTTAAACTTGGCGGTATATTTAATTCTACTGAATGAATGCTTTTTAAAGTGTCATAACTAAATTCTTGTAAACTTCTTTTAGCATGGAATATTACATCGGTCCTTTTAACAGAAGGTATTAATTTATCTTTACCGACATAAGCAACCATAAAGTTATTTATAATATCATTTAATGTGATATAAGAATAACTTCCATAATTAGTTTCAACTGTATTACCATAAGCCATTTGAGCTGGGGTAGTACCGTATTTTCCTCCGTCTAATGTTTTTAATTGCACTACAATATAAGTACCTAATGCTGGAGCATTTCCAGCAGTAAATACAATTGCATTTTCTACAACAGAATAATTAGCCACTACCTCTGAAAAACTTCCAGGATAACCGTTAGGGCTAGTATATAATTTATAGTTGTTCAAACCATAATTTACATTCAGAGGATCTGAACTTCCATAAATTAAGTCTGTATTAAATGTAGTTAAGAAGGTTAAATTACCCGCAGTACTTTGTACAAATCCTTGAGCTCCTTCGTAGTATTGTCTATTTGTTTCGGTGATTAAGCCGTCGTTTGGTGTAGGCATTTTTTATTAGCTTTTAGAATTAACATTTTCTGCTTGAACTTGTTGTGCAGCTACTTGTATAACTTGAGGATCTTTAATAACTATACCCGAATAAAGCAGTATTCTAGTTATTAAATTTGTTTGCTCAGTAGGATGCAAATCAAAATTTTGAGATGTTCCGGGATTGTATACATATTGATAAGTTGGCGCTGTAGCTGTAAAGTTCCATACTGGGTTATATGGCTTTCTTACATAGGTGCATGATATTGTATTATTACCCGTAATAGTTAATGGATATACTTTAATATCAAAATTTTTATATGTATATACAGGCCAATACGTTGTAGGTTTAGTAATTGGCGATAAATTAAGTTCTAACAATTCATTTGGTTGAACGTACTGAACTTCTTTTTCTCCTTTGTATATAACGGTACCTAACTTATAAAGTTCAGGTTGAGGTGTTGCGGTTGGAATATTTAATTTAAATACTCCCCCGGTATAATTACAATTGGCTGATTCTTGAAATATAGCTATCTTTTCTTCTAAGTTTTTTACACGATCACTATATTCTGAATCATTGCTATTAACTCTATACTGTTGATTTAAGTCTTCAAAGTATTCATTAAAGATTTCAAGTTGAACTTGAGCTGCCGTTTTATTAAATTCATCAGGAGTTAAATAACCTCTTTGCTCTTTATTAAGAATTAATAAAACAGTTCTATAAACTATATCTACATTTACTGCCATTTGCTTATTTTATTATAATATTAAGGCGGTAGCTTTCGGTACCGCCTAATATTAGTATTACGTATTATTTTAATTTTTTCTCTATCGACTGGAAGATCTGAATACCTTCATCAGTTTTAAAGAATGCAGCCATTGCTGAGTATGGATTTTCATCAAATGGCACTGTCATTAATTTTCTATCATTTTCACCCCAATGGAATGTTCTTTGATCTTGCGACAATCTTATAATACCCGCTTCTGATGCTCTAATTGCCACATTTCTAAGATGTACATTTTCATCATTTGCTAACTCAATGAATAAAGAAGGGTTCTTTTTAGCAAACAATAATAAATCTCTTCTGATTTCTTTTGAGCTCATGTTGTTTACTCTAGACCCAACTTCAACTCTTACAATTGCTTCCGCTGCATCAATATCCATTTCTAAAGCCATATTCATTGCATCCACTTCTAATTCTAAATAATCTAAATCATCTTCTGCTTCAATTGTAGCATCAAATTCTGTATATTTAGTATTTAATCCAGGATGATATATTGATAATAACTTTTGTAAATTTTGTTTTTCTTTTGGGACGGTTAGCACCCCATGTTCAAATAAAATATGTCCTAAAGTAACTTGCCCTTTTTGTTCGCTAACTAATGGAGAATTTTGATTTGTTGCATATCTTATTTCTTCTTGCTGCCCAGTTACTTTATCAAACCAAAGCAACGGGTATCTTAAGGTATGTCTGCATGGCAATGTATAAGTTAGAGGAGCATAGCCATCAGCTAATATATAAATCCTATCTTTTATTTCCCATTTTGGTTTTTGTGGTTCTTTTTTTACCGGTGTTACTTTTTCAACCACTTCGGTATATTCTTGTGTTGCGATTTCTTCGTCAACTAAAATTTCTTTTGCTTTTGTATTTGCTTTTGTTGCCATAATATAATATAATTTAATAATTTATTTTAAAGGTAATAATTACCCTCGCCATTTCAACGAGGGTAATACTACCAGGTTTTTAGTTTGAAGAAGTAAACAATACGAAATTGTTTGCTCCTTGAGTAACTAAACATCTTTCAGATAAGAAGTGAACTTGCATTGCATCAAGATCAGAAGTGTAAGCACCTCCAACAGATCCAGTAATCCAGTTTTTCATTCTTCTATCATCAGCTTGGTTAGCTCTATAACGAACGTGTAAGAAAGGACGACGGATGTTAGTTCCTAACATTTGATCGTAAACTGTAGACGTTCCAGCTGGAATAAGGATGCCATCAATAGATGTATTAGCCATACCTCCACGAGTAGAAGCATCATTTAAGTATTTCCAGTCAGTTTTGTAGAAGTCATAAGAACCTCTTCTGAATCCAGAGAAACCTAAGTTTAACGCCATTTGCTCAGAATTTTCAAATAAACCATAAGCAACTCCACCAGCGGCGCCTGCAGATAAAGAAGCTAACATATCATCAAAGTCAAGAGAGGTAGCTCTGTTTAAGAAGAACATGTTTTCTTCAATCGCCCCTTGAGTATCCAAACCTTTCAAGATAGAATCAAAATCACTTAATCCAGATGCAGCAGTAAAGTTATTAACAATATTTCCTCTTTCTTTAACAGCAGAGAAAAGACCTTGTGTACCTTTAATTTTTAAATTGGTTAATGCAGCGTTTGTTGATAATTCACCTTCAATAACTACCATTTCCAAGTAATCTTCAAAACGTAATCTTGTTTCAGATTCAGCTTTTAAATACCATAAATATCCAGAAGTACCATCTTCAGTAGCAACTTCAACCCATCCAATTTGAGCTGTATCAGATCCAGAAATTTGGTATCTTTCTTTAATAATAACTGGAGAGTTACTATATTGTGTAAATGAAGGAGTAACAGAATTTAAAGATTGATCATCTGATCCTTTTTTGAATTCAGAACCATAAACAAAGATTTTAAGGTTTGTTGCTCCAGTAAAGTCAATAGTCCCAGTTAGGGTAGCTTGCGTATATGGTTGAACCGTAAGTACTGCATTACCTGAAGTAGGGTCTGTTGAAGCTTGAACATAAACTTTAAGTTCTTTTCCAGTTGTAGGACTCATAACCACTAAAGTTTGTCCAACTGAGATAACGTTACGTACAAAGTTAATTCCGGCAGTGTTGTTTACAGCAAACTCTAATGTATTTGCAGCAGTACAAGATACATTATTATAAGCAATATGTAGTCTGTTTTGTTCAGACCAAACAATTTGGTCAGAAGACATTGGCATTTCAGCACCTACCATACGTAAGAATCCAGAAAGAGTTCTGTTTCCATAACGCTCTACTTCAGCTTCGTAGATTTCTGGTAAATATTGTTGAGCAAAGTCATTTTGCCCATTTGTAAAGTTTAAGTAGTTAGTATCTAACGCTTGTTGTTTTTGAGACGGTTTAATAGAACCATAATTAGTTCCAGTAACCGAGTTAATCATGTTTGACATAATCTAATTTTTTAATGTTAAAATTTTTTTGTTTGTATTCTCAATTTAGAAGAATCAACACCATTTATAGCTTTAACTTTAAATCCATTTATAAATCCATCACCATTAGGAACGGTCCTAGGTGCATCGCTTATGTTATTGGATTTTGCAACAACTTCTTTAATTGCATCGGCTTTACCTTGCTCATAAAAATGTCTTGCAATAGTATCCGCATTTTCTGCTGCATAAATCGCTTTGTGATAGCCTTTAATATCTGCAACTTCTCCATCTTTATTTAAGAACTTCTTAATAAGATTTGAAATATCCGATTGTTTTTCAGCTAACGCTTCTTGATTTGCAACTCCATATCTAAAACTTTTTTCACCAAGATTAAATTCAAAACCTTTGAATTCTTGTGTGAATAATTTTTTAGTTTCATTTTTGAATCTAGAGTGTTGCTCTTGGGCTGATTCTTGCTGTTTGTTATATCGGTTAAAAAAGTCCATTGCCTTTTGTTGCTCTTGAGTAACGCCCGGTCTCAACTTGATCTCGTCGTAATATTTACTCTTGATTTGTTCCAAATGGTTTTGGGCTTTTGCAACCTCCTCTTTAAAAGCGAGTCTTTTTTTACGGACATCGCGTTCATCGTCTAGATCCTCATCATAATCAAAATTATCTTCTATTAAGAATTCAATTTCTTCATCATTTAAATGAGGTCTTGTATTTTTATAATATTCTTTTAATAAAGTATTACTGTCAACATTTGAATAGTCAGCATTTAATCTAACATAATCTTCAACTGTTCCACCAGTTTCTTCCATAAAAGATACTAGTTTTTCTATATTTTCTGGTAATTGTCTACCTGTATTATTTTGCTCTTGAACTTGCTCTTTTAATTCTTGTTCTAAATCTATTACTTCTTGAGCTATTTCTTGCTGATTGATTTCTTCAATAGCATTTTCAACGGCCTCTTCGTTTCCTTGTCCCACTTCTTGCAATCCCATTTCGGACTGTTCTGAGCGTAACACGCTTTCTGTTGTGCTTTGTTCTTGAACGGCATCTGTTTGTTCTTTAGGAATTACTACTTTTATTGGTTCCTCTGGTTGTGTAGGAGTAGCTAAATCAACTTTTATAGGTTGATTATCTTTAACTAATTTCCTAGGGGTAGTTTTTTTAGCTTTAAGCTTAAACTCACCCTCTTGTTTTACTTGTTCTGACATGATAAAATATTATATAATTGTTAATAAAATTTATTTTGGTTCAAACTGGGCTAAATCAAACCCTCCCATATTATCAAACCCAGCAGACTCAAAGTCTTTAGGCATTGTATTATTTTGTCTTTGATCAATTAATTCGGATTGTTGCGTACCTCTTAATTTTTCTCTAGCATCTTTTCTGTCTTCTATCTTATTTAATTTTTCGGCATTTGCCTGGGCTTGTACTTGTGCTAGTTGCATTTGGTATTGGAATTCTTCCATCATCAATTGCTTTTTCAATTGCGCTTCAAATTCCATCTTTTGTATTTCAAATTGGTTCTTTGCTTGTGCAATTTGAATTTGAGTTTCCGCTAAAGCTTGTTGCTTTTGTACTTCTGATAATGCTGCCGATTCCGCTACTTGAGCATTTGCTTGCGCTTGTGCTTGTATATTAGCTTGCTGAATAGCTTGATCTCTTTCTAACTTTTTCTTTCTTTTATATTTTAAAGATTGATTAGCTAACTTAAGATTTTTAATTTCCCTTAGATCAATTGCATCTTCAAGTTCAATTCCACCTGATTGCAAAGCAACTTGTATATTTTGTTCTAATTGTGCTTTTTCTTCTTCGTCTGGTTCCAATTCTAAGAATATACCAAAGTCATGAATATCTAATGATTGTAATTCTCTTAGCGTCTCAGTATTAAATATAGATATACTTTGTGTTAAAGCATTATTAGTCATTGGGTAATTCAATGCGTCCGCTACTCTCTTAGATATATTCTCACATATTCTTTGTGTTAAGAATAAACTGCCTTCTAATATATGACGTGTTGCCGTATTTGAATTTGCTGCAGCCATTTTTTGTATACCCACTAAAGCATCTCTGCTTGGAGTACTACCATCAGACGCTTCATTCAATCCGGTTACATCACGGATCATTTGTAAGTAATATTGATATGTAGTAATTAGCGACTGTATTTTAGCATTACCTGCCGATGTTTGTAATTCCTGAATTGGCACCTTACCTGGATTCATCCCTCCATCTTGTGATTGAGATCTACCAACTATACTACCAGTTTGGAAATACATATTTAATGCTTCCGCAGCATTATAGTTTGTGCCATTGCCTAAATCAACTTCAGCTAATCCATCAACATCTACGAATACTCCATCAGGTACCATTTTAGATAGTACTTGTTGTAGTTTTAAATGCGTTAATTGAATCATGTCCGCAAAGGTAGTAATTCTATTAACTAAAGATTCAATTCTACCACGGTACATTCTTGGAGCCGTAATTGCATAATTCATATCAACTTTAGTTGTATCAGCAACTGGACGCGTCATATTTTCAGCTAATTTCCATTCAAGCATTTTTGGATGCCCTAATATTTTAGCTCCACTGTATAATACCTCTATTGATCTTGATACTACATTAAAGTTGTCACTTGGCGGCGGATTAAAAAAGTCTGTTTTAACTAAAGCTTTTTCTAATCCTTGTTCTGTTTGTTTTATTTTAAATACTTGGTTAGAATATGTTTTATATTCAAAATACAATACTTGAACGATATTTCCATCCTGATAAGTACCATTATAATTTCGTACATAGCTCGTATTCCCTTGATATTTTTCTATTTCTTTCATGTCTTCATAAGACAATCCAGGAAATTGTTTTTTTAATTCCTCTAAACTTACTGATTTTACTTCTCCAACATAATATATATCTCTGAAATTAGGGTCTTCTGTGTAAGAGTAAACTAAATTTGCAGGATCTACATAGTCTATAGTAATACTATTAGATCTATTAAAACTTGTTTTTGTAGCAGCAATACCAATTACGGTTAAATCATAATTTAATCTTTTACTTATTAAATCGTATTTATTAAGTGCTAAAAAGTTATTTATTACTTCTTCCTCCGCTATCTCAACAGCTTGTTTAAAGTTTAATTGTAAGTTAATTTCTAATTCATCTTGGTCCTCAGGTAATGATTCTGGGTTTTGTGTATTATATAAATTAACCCCAAAAGTATCTTGTATTTTATTCAATAATTTTTTAGCCATCATATCACGCAATATAGATTGAGTGTATTGTGTTTTTTTAATTACTGAATGAGGGTCTTGCGCTACTGCTCTAATTTTATAGCTTTTATTGGAAATACCATTAACAATTATATCAACAAATTTTGATATAACTGGTATTGGTTTCCAATCTAAATTTAAATAAGATAAATCTCCATTAATAGATAACTCATCTTTATATTTTTGTACGGGTTGTTCACCTCTTGCATATAATCTTAAACTATGGTATTTTTGCCAATTAGTTCCCCATCTACCACCAGGCATTCCTCCCCCGGATAAACCACCAGAACTTCCTGCACCACCATTATTATTAAACCATTCATACTCAATTGCTTGAGCTACTTGCCTTCCATACTCTAAACTTTGTTTTTCTTCATCCGGTACCACCTGACTTGGAAAAACACTATTACTATTAGTATAATTCATTTATTGTATTATTTGTGAACTTAGTCCGCTATTATTATATTTTTTAAATCCTAATTCTGCCTTAGGTCTTTCATAAGGCGTAGTTGGAGTGTACAAGTGCTTATTACAAGCCATTATAGCTAATCCTGAACTAATAGAAGCATCATGTTTAGTTCTATTGTTTATATTGAATCTTGCCCAGTCTTCTAATGTTTTTTGGAAATACATTGTTCCGTAATTACCATCAGTAAATCCAACATGGTTTTCAATATAAGTTTCTATTGCTGAAGCGTGAGCTTGCATTATATCTTGCGATGAGTTTGGTATTCCACCAATTTCTTTTTCAGCTGGTGATAATTTATTCCAAACTTTATCGGGTCTATTAATTGAGTAACCTCTATAACCTCTTCTTTTTAAATAATAAAGTAATCTTGGTTTATTATTTTCCGCAAGTATTGGCATTCCATAAAATACTAAAGCCATTAAAACATCCTCAAAAAATATTTCGGCTGTCTGAGGTCTTGCAATATATTCTAAAAAGAAATGATTAGGCGGAACATCTTCCATTGAAAACTTAGTTAATCCATGCAAAGCCCCATTAGAACCTCTACTTGCATCAACTGTTCCTGATATATCGTAACTATCGCATCCAAATGCACCACAGTGTTCATTACCTGGATACTTTAGTCCATTCTTTATTATTACACGATTTTGTAGATGTTTAGGTGGAACCCAAGAAATTAAGAACCTTCCGTCTTTATTTGGATAAAATTCTACCGCGCTATCCTGTATACCGCGTTCCCATTGAAGACTGCCGCGAGTTAGTACCGCTGAGTTTCTTAAATCATCATTATAATCTATTTGCTCGTATATTTTTGTAAGATTAAATAAAGATTGTTTTGCTTCATCTCTAAAAGCGTGTTGCTCAGTTCTTGGAAATTGACGATAATATTCATTTAACCCGTCTTGATCGTTTTTTAAACCATCAACTTCATTTTGCCAATGCTCAATAACCCCATACTCTATTTCGTTTCCGTCAACCCCTTTGATTGGTTTTTTTGGAGTGTCGAAGACAGGTAGGCCATAAGTATCAATGAATCCCTCGTAGGACCATTCCATAGGTATGAACAAACTATATAATCCTGAGCTAGTCTGTCCATTGCGGTTTCTTTTCGTAACATCTGAGTCGTAGTAAAGTTTTTTAAAATTGTCTCCTCCTTTATCTAAAGCATTTGATGTTGAACCCATCATACACTTACCAATAATACGACTACCTAATCGTAAACATGTTTTTGTAACACGCCAGTTATTTAATATATTATCAGGTTTAAGCCATTTACCGCTCTCGTCATGTACAAGGAGTTTTAATTTCTCCCCATCATAACTGTTATCCCCTGTATTTTTCCAGTCAATAGTTGTATCTAATCCTTCAAGTTCTTCTGGCGCATCACTATTATCAAGTTTTCTTCTTGTAAATTTAGAAGCTGGAACTCTATAAGCTAATTCTGTTTTAGGTCTATCCATACCATCCTGGATAGGCTTAAAAAAGAAAGGATAATTAATTGAGATTGGTACAACTTTATCGGTAAACATTGTTTTTGCATCAGATCCAGACTTAGATAATATTCCAAATCTTGAGTCACTTGATATGGTAGCTTGGTTAACTAATTCTGCAGAAGACATAAATGAAAATCCAGAACGTCTATTTTTTAAATAACACATTCCGTAGCATCTAGTATCTGCTTTACAAGCTTCCCAAAATATAAAAAACAATCTGTTTGATTCTCTAAAATCAGGAGGTCCAACATCTATCTTGCTCCATTGCAAGTACATATAGTGCGTACCTGTTATATAAGTAGGTATTCCATTATTACTAAAAAATGTACCTTCATCTCTTCTTTTAAATTCGTTGTCCACATAATCGTACCAACGTTCTTTAAAATGATCTGGATATTTATTCCAGTCAAATACATTTTTTATTTTTTCTAATTCTTTTGGGTAATCTATTTTTTCCCAATATTGCTCTTCTTTTTTAGCAGATCTTGAATATACTTCTTCTGCTAAAGGTAAAGCTATTTTTAAATTTTGTATCTCGTATATTTCTCCAATCTTACCGGTCTTGCTTATAACAACAACATCATGTTCTTTATTATAACCGTATTTCCATTTACCATATTTATTCTGTTGTTTAATAACAGATGGCTTTATATGGTTTGGTAATACCCTAAATA